CTCATATATTACATAAACAATGACATTTTCAAACATATTTGTAACTCTCGTTAAGACGATGTTTTACTCATTTTACCCCCCTCTCTCTCCCCCCTTTTCCTCCTAGGGCTTTTGAGATTTATACGTTTCTTTTTGTTTTTTCATATAAGATTATTTAAATTAGTAAAATTCCATATGTAACATTGAATTCAAGTGAAGTTAATACACAACATATGTGATTTACTTCATAACAATCAAATTATAAATCTTCAATCTTTTGAACTAATTTTATATCCTTTGGCATCAGTGTTAATCTATCTGCATGTAATGCTAATAACATAGCTTTATTATATAAAGATACCATATAATCTTCTACTACTGCATGAATCAACCATAAGTAATTTGATTCATATCTTGTAATTTTTTTGTTGTAATCACTTCCTATTTCTCTTATTAACTTGGCAATACTTTCGTGAGGTAATAGAGTACACGATGTTTTTTGATATTTTTCAATAATTTTCAATAAATTAGTTTTTGGTTTATTTTTTCTTCTTTTTTTCTTACCTTTCTTGCTTGTCTTGTTTGAAAATAAATCAGAAATCTTTTCAGAACCTTTACAAGGTGCTATGGTTCCAGGATATCCTTTAGCATTATATATAGATATATTTAATATATTCAATGCTTCTATACCATCTTCATACATTACAGTAGTATGATTTTTACGCTCTGTTAATATCATTGTATTATATAATATTTTTTCCAAAAACGTTTTCAATATACTTCTACTTTCTTCATATATGATACCTGAAATATATTTTACACCAGCTCTATACATTAACCTTTGAAGTCCTGGTTTTGTAATTCCAAGTATACTATCTTTTACTATCTCCTTCTTTGGAGCACCTCCATTTGTTATTTTATAATTAATGTTTGGTATTACACCTGTACCTAATATATATCCTTTGAAAATTTGATTTAATTCAAAATCATTTTTGATTGTTATATAAATGTCTCTTGGCATGATTTGTATTCTTTTATTATCTCTTGCTCTATTACCAGATAGTTCTAATATTTCTAATGCCATATATTCCAATACTGATGTTAAAAAAACAGTTGCATCTTCAAAAACACTATTACCATTTGTGATGTATTTTTTTATTAATATATGCGTAGTTGATATTTTGAAATATAAGGAAGCATAATTTTCTTTTGCCATATTTTTCTTATTATTTTTCCTTGCCTTTTTATAAATATTGACAGCCTTTGTACCTTCTTCTATTGCAATTTTTGCCAGCTGATCGCCTAATAATATTTTGACAGCGGTGGATATATCATTAATTGATAATAATTTTTTGTTTACAGACTTCAATATTTTATTTGATGATATTATAAGTTTATATGCAAGACGAATGATCATATCATTAAGTAATAGCAATGCAGATTTGGATAATTGTGCATCTGGATGAACAATTTTCAAAACTTTTGGTATACCAATGTTATAATTTAATTCTTTCATAATTCTATAATTTAATAAATATTTATAAGAAAGGATTTGAAACACATAAGGTTACATTTTTTCATTTTATACTGTTTTGTAAGAAACAAAAAAACTCATTGTAAAACACTACTCTTTTTTTACATATATAGTGACTATATTGTATTGTAACGTATTTTTTGCTAATTTTACTCCTCTCCTCTCTCACTTTACTCATATTGCTTTTTTGAAAGAAATATAAGGAAACAAATTGAATAATACATAAATGTCCTCATTTCTTGTGTTATTTGGTATAATAAATGGTATATTATCTTCTATTTTTTCAGCCGGTTTACCTGTTATGTATGCAAATATTATTAATTCACTTGCAAATGAAAAAGATTTAAATATCGATGATATGATATTATCTTATTTATTATATAAGGTGTTGTCAAATTTTACTGCATCGTTGCGAGGAGGTAGTTTCTCTTATGCAATACATAAAACAACCAATTACGCAAAGGTTGAAATAATGGATAAAATGAAATGTTTAAAAATGGATTTTTTTGATAAAAATAACAATACTGAAATAGGGGAACTTGTGACAAAGCATATAGAAAATGTATCTGATTTGTTTATATTAAATTCAAATATCGCTATTAGAACATTAACGCATGCTATTGTTACATATATAATCACGGCAAAAATATCATTTAACTTATCTATTTTGTTAATTATGTTATGTTTACTACAAATTACAATCCAATCATATTATAATGACTACATTTATGATAAAATAGTCGACGAGATGAATAAAGAAAAAACAGAACAGAACAAATATATTCAGGACTATATACAATATATTGACACATACAAAGCGACAGGTATGGAACGAAAGTTTTATAAAAACTTCAATGACACGCAAAATAAAATTACAAAACTAAAACAGAAAGAATCTTTACATTATGCTATAAATATGTTTGTATCGGATACTATTAATACATTTATAGTATTCGTATTACTATTTTATAGTATTTATATTGAAAAAATATCTCGAAAAGATATTCATGTATTTTTGTTATATATTGATACTTATATGCATATTATGAATTCAATCAAATATATATATTCTCATGTTATTCAACATAAAGATTCTATAAATAAAGTAAAAGATTTTTGGAAATATAGTAAAAACATTGAAAGATATTTTTTCACACCTTCATTTAATACATTTGATGTTAATATTTGTTTCAAGAATGTAGATTTTTCATACAAAGATGATAACAAAATATTATCTAATTTTAATTTAAAAATTCCATTTGGAAGCAAATTAGGATTTTTTGGTAAATCTGGAATTGGTAAAAGTACTATTATAAAACTTATATTGAAACTTTACAATATCGACAAGGGTTCTTTGACAATAAATGATATTGCATTAAAATATTATGAAGACGATTGGTATTATGAAAATATGATTAGTTATGTTGGTCAAGAAAATCCTATTTTACTTGATAATAAAATAGGGGAATATAATGCAACAGAATTGCAAAAAGAATTTTTGAAAGGTATTGATGTAGATTCGTCTAACATGAGTGGAGGTCAAAAACAAAGATTATCAATATTCAAATGTCTATTACACAAAAAACCTATTGTTATTATGGACGAACCAACTGCAAGTCTTGATAATAAAAATAAAGAACTCTTTATAGATGTTATGAATGAATATAAAACAATAAATAAAAAGTTTACTTTTATTTTGATAAGTCATGATAGAAATATTCTTGAAAAATTGTGTGATAGAATAATTGAATTATAAAAAAATGATATCAGTTATATCTATATCATATAAGAGATGAGACTTCATAAGACATCAGAGAAGATTTTGACAAATGCTATGAAAGATGTATATAAATATGCTTCAATTAAAATAAAAGAAATAGGTGGGGAGGTCATCCATAAAAAAAAGTTTTCATTAGGAAATTGTTCGAGATATTATCAATATGCTGGTGGAGAACCTACTTACTTTTCACATAAATATTTTATCAAACCAGACGGTGGCATTCTGTTCGCCAGAATTAAAAATAGAGATATTCCAATCCTGATTACAGAAGACAAAACACAAGGAACAAATGACATATATTATCATCAGTCTAATGACAAAAGTCAATATATAAAACAATCTATAGGAAATGCTTTTGAAAGAACTGCAAAAAATAAAGATGCTGCGCAGATGATATTCGCGGGCGTAAATTATTTTCCATATGCTATATTTGCATCAGGATGTGATTTTCATTCATCTGAAACAATAGGAAGTAGAGCTGTAGCAATGAATTGGTGTCAATCAAATCATTATGTTGATATATCAGATAAAACTACAAAAAAACATGTTTATAACGATATTGAAAATATTATTAATAACATTAATATTCAAAAGAGAAGAAATGGAAAAGATTGTGTAGCATCTATATTTATAAAAGGTCATAATTATATAAACATGCGACATGGTTCTTCAATGTGGGAAAAAGAAGAAATTGTAAAAATCTGTAATAATATAGTTGATAAAGTATGTGATGAAATAAAAAAAATGACAACACAACAATATAAGTACATACCACCTATTATAATATAAAATATTCAATGAATATCATAAAATTCTTAGTAATTGCATGTTGTGTTTTGTTGGTAGATGCTTCACATGGTTCAAAACAATTTCTATTAAGAAGGGTTAAATCAGAACCGAATTTAAGAACAGGTATTATATATGATAAGGAAACAATTAAAAATCAATACAATAATGTAATGATTAAAGAAATATTAATTATTCGATCTTTGTTATACGTATTACAACTAATTATGAATGTAATTCATATCTATTTTGAAAATATTAAAAGCTAAATTAGTATTCAATAAAACTCTTCTTTTTTTGAGAGAGTACATACGAAAAGATATTTTTGTTTTTTATAAAACTTTTTATATTTTCATATTTTTCTTTTCGTATGTACTCTTTTCGATTTGTAATTTTCCATATTGACGTTATAAAAAAATGACATAAGTATTTATAATATTATATGTTATATATAAAAATGAATGATTCATTTGTTTTTCAAACAATGTTGACATGTATTGGAAATAAAAGAAAATTAGTAAAAGATATTTACAATATTGTTGATGATTTGAGAATAAAACTGAATAAAGAGAAAATTAATTTTGTGGATGGATTTGCGGGTTCAAGTGTAATATCAAGAGGTATGAGTGGAATTGTAAATAATCTATATGTAAATGATTTAGAATTATATTCATATTTAATGGCAAAATGTTTTCTTGAAAAACCAACAGAAGAACAAAAAGAACGTATTAATTTTCATTTAGAAAAGATGAATAATATATCATTAAATGGTCCATATACTGAGGGAATTATTTGTAAATTATATGCTCCAAAAAATACAGATGATATTAAGGAAAATGAAAGATGTTTTTACACAAGAGAAAACGCATTGATTATTGACACAATGCGTAAATATATTAAAGATAATATTGAAAATATAGAAGATGATATTTTCGTATACTGTATTACACCATTATTAATAAAAGCAAGTATACATAACAATACTTCTGGAGTTTTTAAAGGATTTCATAAAAATGGTAAGATTGGATGCTTTGGTGGAAAAGGCAAGAATGCATTATCTCGAATTATGAAAAAAATAACACTTGACATTCCTATATGGAATGATGATTTATATAATGTAAAATGTTTTAATGGTGACATAAATAATATTGTTGATGAAATTCCTAATGATATTGATGTAATTTATCTTGACCCTCCTTATAACTCGCATCCATATGGTAGTAATTACTTTATGTTGAATGTAATTGCTACTAATGTAGAACCACGAGATATTTCAAGGGTATCTGGTATTCCTTTAGATTGGAATAAATCGAATTATAATTATAAAAGTGATTCTGTTATTGCTATGAAAGAATTGATAGAAAAAGGATTGACAAAATCTAAATATATATTGATTTCTTATAATAACGAGGGTATAATATCTGAAGAAAATTGGAATATTTTATCAAAAGAGTATATTGTGAAAAAATATGAAATAAAATACGATGCTTATAAAGGTTCGCGAAACTTAAAAAATAGAGATAATAAGGTTATTGAAATATTGTACTTATTTTCGAAAAAAAATGTTTAGGGTTTTTCAAATATGTATATACATTTGCACTCATCGTTTTCTTTTACTCATTGGAGATATATTTCTTCAGTTTATCAAATGCTTGGTCAAGCATAGTGCAACATATGGTAGCGATTTCATCTTTCTTCCAACGCGATGATCCGTTTTCAAGATCATCCCACTTATGGGTTTTGACAAAAACGGATACAATTTGTTTTTGACACCTATTATTTATGTTGATTTTTGGAAGGATGTTTTCTTCGATTTCTTTTTTTACATTTATTTCAACATTGCTTGTGAGTTCAATAGTATGATTAGGAAACCCATAATTCATCATTTCTATTCTTTTTGATATTGTTTCACTGGAATGGAAATCGCAGCCAGAAGCAAATAGCGCATATGGAAATATATTAAGATCAGATGAAAATAACATCTCTGCACCTCTTATATTTTTACCACCTCTTTCAATAGCGTTTCCAGTGGATTGTTTTGTATTTCCATTTTTCTTACGAATATCATTAGTACCTTGTATTTTATCTTCAATAACCAAAACAGGATATTCCTTACCATTTATAATTACGAAAAATATACCACCATCTGGTTTCATACATACTTTTTTATTATGTATGTTTGGTTCCGGTCCACCATTTTTTTGAAATAATACTTGTAGTTCATACAACGAGATTGATTTTTTTATTTTTACATCAGCATTGAAGAGTTCTTTTGCTTTTTTTTTACAATATGGTAAGATGATTTCTTCTATAGCCAAATTAAGAACCTTTTCAGATTTCTTACTGTTGTCATTTAGATTATTGCCATCTATTTTATACTGTTTTTGCCTAATAGAAAGTCCGGTTGATAACTTGTTTGCCAATTCGTCTTCCATTAATCACACTGTAAAAGCAAAATCAACGTCATTTTTCAAACAAAACAAAAAAAAATTATATGCTATGATGTTAGCAGGTGATGCATTACATACTTCCTATATGGGCGTGGGGTGCAGGAAAAGGGTAGATGCGGGAGTGTGGAGTAAGTTAGGACAGTGGTTGCCTTTGAAATATTATATCTACATAGTCGATTCCACCTCTTAATCTCAAAACAAGGTGTAATGTAGATTCTTTTTGAATGTTATAGTCTGCAAGTGTTCTACCATCTTCAAGTTGTTTACCAGCAAAAATTAATCTTTGTTGATCAGGAGGAATACCTTCCTTGTCCTGTATTTTACTTTTTACCATATCAATTGTGTCAGATGATTCTAATTCTAAAGTTATAGTCTTACCTGTAAGTGTTTTAACAAAAATTTGCATAGACTATCTAATAAAATATACCATAAAAAGTTATAATATTTTTTTTATATAAGTAATAAAAATGTTTGCTATACTAATAGAAATATTTGTATATTTAATGTATGAAGTTCCATATACTAAAAGGCTATGCAAATGCCCTTATAGCGAATGTATATATAAAGATAGTCATCTCGTACAAGCTGAAAGCGAAGAAGAACCGAGTGTAGATGATAATCCGTATGTTTTAAATTTTATGTTACAATAATAATAGATTGAATCAATGAATTATACAGAACATTATATTCATATGTATGGATTAATATTAGTATTTATATATACGATTATAATATCCTTGATAATAATGTCACTTGAGAATGTTAATATAATATATAGAATTATACCATTATTTATAATAATCATTATATTATATTTAGGATTCGACATAAAACTATATTTGCCTTTTCTTGGAAAGACTGCATTACCACCTTCAATATTTAATACGGAAATGATACCTAATGGTGAAGTACAAAAATTAAAATTGGAATTGGATGTTCCAGATGGAACTAAAGTTCTGTATTGGGGTGCTAAGTCTGCAAAAGATGTAAAGGAAGATCCAATTGAAGCATATGGGGATTATTCGAATACAGGTATATCAACTGTAGAAAATAAAGAAACATACATATTCTTTAATTGTCCATCTGAATATAAAGTAGGTATGACAAAAACAAAAATAGATAGACACATACACTATCGTCTCATAGAACCTAATAACCCTATGATATCAGCAGTATATACAAAAAAAGTTAAATGTTAGAAATTAAAAAATATTTTTTTGTTTTTATAAATAATTTGACAGAGTCACCAATCAGTTTATTCATCATCATTGATAATATCAAAGATAGATGCAAGAACATGCCCTCTCATTTTAAAACTTTCTGCAGCATTCATAGGATATGGCGAAATGAAGTCATTGACAGCATTGATGTCAGTGTAATAGAATACGGTATACATAACGATATAGTATTAATAACATCACACAATAACATATATCATTTTTTCTTAAGATTACAACATTTTGATACAAGATTGTTTATGTAGATTTGCAACAGATAATTTATCAAAAGTCAATAATTTATTTTCAATGATACCGTCGGCGAGTCTTTTCCAAAACATATCTTTTTTATATTTTTTGTTATACTTATTAATTTTTTTGTACTTTTTATAATACCATTTGTGTTTTTGTTCTAAAGATTCTTCATTATCATTTATGATATTACATATTTTATTAGAATTTGTTAATTCATCAAATAGACCTTTAAGTTTAATATTATTAAGAATATCAGAATCAAACTTTTGAGATAAATCACAGAACTTGATATATTCATAAGAAGGGCAAATAATAATATTAGAGAAATAATCTATAAAAACCTTGTTGTTGTCAATCACAAGAATATTTTTTTTATGAATTTTCACCCCCTTATTGTTTTTTAAGATTTTTGGCAATATTTTATCAACGGACTTTTTGTACATTCCATAACTATCTATAATACAATCGTCTCTTGTAAAAATTGGGCGATTGAACTTGATATTATTTGCTTTTTCAATAAAACCAATTTCTTTATTTGCCCATGATTTTTCAGATGCCGTATATATATAAAATTGACTTAAAGGGTTGTATTGTGTAATATTTTTCATAAAATATATAAAAAATGGTCTTAAAAGTTTCATTTTGTCAGAATAGCAATCAGACAACATATTTTTATAGTTGGTTTTTAATAGATTTTGTTTTAATATGTTATCAATATTATTAATTAAAATTTGATATAAACAGTCGCCTATAATTGTTCCATCTAAATCAAGAATAAATATAAATGGTTCAATAGACATATTTCTCTCTAATACATAAAAAAGAAAAAAATGAATATTTTAAAAAAGAATTAAAGCAACAATGGAAGCAAAATATTCAAAAGTAGAACTATTAGCTCTTGTGAAAAAACATAATAAAACATCTGAACATAAAATACAAAATGTTGATAAAATGAAAAAACATGAGTTGTATGATGTTTGTGTTATACATTCATTAGTACATACAGATGAAAAAGGTAATAAAATTATGAATTTAAATAATATATCAAAACAAATATTAATGCAAAATGTTGAAATATATTTTCTAAAAAAGAAAGAACAAGTTCCCAGAGAAGTACTTAATATGAAAAAAAAGGATTTGATAGATTATATTACATTAAATAATATAGTATATTATACTTCGGAAATGATAGAAGATGAAATCAAACAAATTGAAAAAGAGAATGAAAAAGAAAAAGAAGAAGAATATTATAAAAATATTATAATTTATAATATTATTCGATATGATAATATAGATATCAAACAAATTAATAAAAGTAAGGAATATGTGGAGAGAAATAATTTAAATACAAAATTAGATAATTATCAAGAATATGCAAAGATGTTGAATGATATTTACATTTCATTTGAAACGTTTTGTAAAAGTACTGGAACAGAATATGAAAAAGATGAATTAAAAACATTTCCGAAAATCTTAACTAAGATTCGTAATGTAATTGAATAAAATAACAAAAAAAAGTTTGTTTTATTAGAAGTATATTTTTTATATCAAATGAAAATGTTGTAAAAAAAAATAAATAAGAGTAATAGAGTCAAGACTTCATATGTCTTTTGAAAATGAAATACCTTTTGGTGTAAAAGCATCAAATCTACCATCAGTAGCAAGTTTCGCTTCTACACTTGATGATTCATATATATTGGTAATTGCAAATAACTGTAATGATTGGGTTGATAATGGAAATTCTTATGATTTTGTTTATAACGATGTAACTAACGCAGCAATTTTTGGTGTAAGTTCAACAGTACAACAAGAAGCTTACATTGGAGTAAAAACTAATGACGTAAATCACAAAATAGCAACTTTTAACAGCGATATAATACAACTTGATGTAGATACAAAAATAAAAGGAGGTATATATCCATATACTGCATCTCAGTATGATTTAGGAAGTGAAGCAAATTATTGGAATAATATATATGTAGATTACATACATGGTGATGGTGTTGATATAAATCATGTTAAAGTTGACAATTTAATACAAGGTACATCAAATAAAATAATAGTAAATAATTGTTATAATGATAATTTGACAATAGATGGGGGTTTAAATGTAAAATTTTTGTTGATAAATGGTGTGCTTTTTGCGAATTCAAATGATGATATACAATCACTTTTTTATTCTAATTTGAATTTTACTAATAAATGTGGAGGAGAAGAGGCTGTAATAGAAGATGGTGTAAAAATTAAAGGAACTTTAGAAGTTGATAATATTATAATAAATAACAACTTATCAATATTGAATAATTCAAAGAATGGTGTAGATTCTATCAATATTGTTAATTATACATCAAAGCCTTCTTTGAATATTCAACAAATTGGAGAAGGAGATGTGTTCAAAATATACAATGACTACCGGCATATATTTACGATGAATAATGAAGGGTATATTGGAAATATACCAAATCCACAATATGAAATAGATGTGGCAGGAACTATAAATGCAACTAACTTCAGAGGCAATGGTTTTAATATAACTAATTTAAATCTGTCGGACAGAAGCACATCACAATTGAAAGAAGGAGATAATTTGTATTTTACCGAAAATAGAGTATATGATGTATTATACAGCGAAAAGTATTTTTCTTCGAATCAATTTATTCCATATATTGATAATGCTATAGACTATGTTGATAAAGTAGAAGACAATTTATTAGAAGAATTTAATAAATTAAGAGATGCTTTGTTGAGTTATTCATTGGATAATGTTCGCCAAGGTACAAGTAATCGTTATATAATTAATAATATTTTTAATGATTCTATGATTATTAATGGCACTCTTAAAGTAAGAAATATTCAGTTAATAGACCCATTTGATAGAGATATTTCAAAAATATATGAAGAAGGATTAAATAATACAAACTCAAATGGTTTTAGTAATTATGATTTTGGCGCAGGAAGATTAACAAGTTCTAATGTTTCAAATATAGTATTGGGGTTAATAAGTAATTTTGGATTAGAAGATATTCATCAAATAAATGAGAATGTAAGTAATATAAATGAAATAGTAACAAATACAGTATCTAATTTTCAAGATGAAATAACAGATATAAATACTGATATACAAGCATTAGATGTAAAAATCGATAGTTTAAATTTTGATGATAATATATCAAATATTACATACAGTATATTGCAGGCAAAAAATTATGAAAAGATAATACATGATGTTGAAGGAAATATAATGGAAATAATTGACAAGTTCCAAGAAGCATTTTATAATTTGACATTAGACAAAATATACCAAGGAACAAGTAATAAATATATCATTGACAATATTTATAATGATTCTATGATTATTAATGGAACATTAAAAGTGCAAAATATTCAATTACTTGATAAATATAATCAAGATGTTACAAATATATATAAAAAAGGATTATATAATACATCTAATTCTGCATCAAATTATGATTTTGGTATAGGTATGACCACATCTTTCGACGGAATAAATTTTGAGAATAAGATTAACGACGTTTATGAATTAATTTCATACGAATTTGAGAAAGAAAAAACGAAATTATCAAATAGGATAAATTCGCAAGAAAATGAAATAGATAATCTCAAATATAATATAAATATACTTGAGATGAAATTAGATCAAGCATTAAATACAATTGCAAATTTACAATCAAGTTCAGGATAATTTACCACAAGTATCACATCCACCTTTTTTCATTCCTTTCTTTGAAGGTTTCTTAGCAGCGGGTTTCTTAGCAGCGGGTTTCTTAGCAGCGGGTTTCTTAGCAGCGGGTTTCTTAGCAGGTTTTTTACCACCTGTTAATGTTTGCACAGAGTTTAAAAGTTCTTCAAGCATTGAATTTTATTTTTATGCCTATTTATATAGAATATAAAAACTTTTTCTTTTGATGGAAAAAATAAATATTTTTATATTATTGGTAATTGTTGTAATAATGATATTATTTATTATGTTCACAATTAAAAGCACAAATGAAGTAAAAAAAGAAAGTATGTCCAATACAAAATGCAGTGCAACATCATGTAGTAATATTGATCCAGTTAGTGATCCAAAATATAATATGCAACAAATAGTCAAACAGTCTATTTTATTAGAGGAACATCTTGCTAATAAAAACAAAAGATGTCGTGACTGTATAACAAAACACTTTTTGCATATTATAGGATTAGCAGAAGAAGCTCAAATGCTTGCTACAAATAAAATTGATAAATATCCTTTAATTAATGAATGCGTAGAATTATATAATAGATTATTCAAAAAATGGATTAAACGTTATGAAATGGATATAACAGATAATGATAATTTTCTCATATGTTGTGATGAGCTTAGAACAATGAGAAAGAGATTAATTGCTGTATATTTTTTCGATGATGTTTCAATGAATGAGTAAATAAGGAAATGTTGATGATTTTAATAATACTTCTTTGATATCTTTAATAGCACTAAAATGTGCTTCTAAATGGTCTGGATGTATTTCAGAACCTAAACTATTTTCAGGATATGCATAAGGTAAAGTTGTAGCATAACTATTAACACTTTCATATAGAAGAACATCTGCGACTATTTGATATGGAGTTTTACTAAAATCATATTTTTTAAGATTATCATCGTAAAAAAGATTGATAATTTTTTCAGCACCTTTTCTGGAAATTATATACATACCAGCAGATGGTAATAGATATTGCCATTTTATGAATCTAACATCATATCGTGCAAACAAATTATATAATGTCTTGACTGTTCCTCCATATAAAATAAGCATCTGAACTATTTCAGCATCTTTAGGAATATCTTTTACAAACGCATCATAATCTATTTTATTCGGAATATAAATGTCATCTTCCATTATAACAAAATAATCATCACCTGATTTGAAACCTTCTTGTATTGCTTTTATATGACTTGTTAAACATGCAAATTCATATTCACAAGAATTACATCCTGGATGTTTGCAAGTAAGAGGTCTTTTTTGCACAAGTATGTTATCAAAATCATTTGGTGTAAATGCGGAAACTCTTTGATTATCTATATTATTTTTTTGAAATTGATTTTCCATAAACTTTCTCCTTTCAATAGATTTATCAATATTTATCCAGAAATGTTTCATTTGAATAATATATAAATATATAAAATATTGATATGTTTAAGTAAAAAAGAATGTTGAAATTATGGCTATTTGCAGGATTGGGGAATCAATTATTTATGATATTTGCAACAGTAGCTTATGCGTTGGAAAAAAATATAGATTATAGAATTATTTCATACAAGGATAAAACAATGAATGGGACTAAAGTTTATTGGGATAATATATTAAAATGTTTTAAAGAAAAATTACATACTGCGATTCGTCCCACTATGGAAAGTTATACGGAATCTTTAGTTTATAAAGAAGATGATGACAAATTTGAATATAATCCTATACCAGATTATATATTAAATGAAAATTATATAATAAATGGTTATTTTCAAAGTTACAAATATTTTGACAAACATTATCAAACAATTATAAATATGATGGACTTGAAAAATATGAGAAATGCTGTAAAAGAAAAATATAGTTATTTATTTACAAAACAACTGATTGCTGTTCATTTTCGTATAGGAGATTACATAGGATTACAACATTATCATTGTATCAAGAGACCAGAGTATTATATACATGCTATAAAAGATATAGAAAGAAAAATTAAAAATATTCATAGATCGCATCAATTTATATATTTTTGTCAGGATTATGATGACAATTATGTAGAAGAATATTTAAAAGTTATAAATCTTGTAACAAAAAATAAATTATCATTTATAAGAGTTCCAAAAGAAATAGATGATTGGGAACAAATGTTATTAATGTCATGTTGTAGTCATTTTATAATAGGAAATAGCACATTTTCTTGGTTTGGTGCATATTTTAGTGAAAGAGAAGATAAAATGGTATACTATCCTGTAAAATGGTTTGGTCCTTTGAATAGTTCCAAAAATTTGAAAGATCTATTTCCTCCATCTTGGATTCCAATTGATTGTTAATTTGGTTTAATAAGGTGCGTTGTAATATTTTAAACCTTCAAGAGAAACATTATTTTCAGCCTCTTTTTTAGTATAACCCTTTGCAGTTCCAATAACAGTGTTATTTTTATCTTTTACACAGTATGTGAAAATTTTATTATTATCTTTTGTAACAACATTTGTTTCATAAAACCTTGGTTGATCTTGTAGATTTTGCTGCATATATGATACGAGCATATCTTTATAATTTGTGCGCGATGAAATTAATTCCGCAAAATCTAAATAATTTTCAATAATATATATAATCCATTTTTGAACTATGAAAAATCCGCTACCACATGATAATACATCGTTGATAGGAAGTTGTAATTTGTCCTTATCCGTTTGAAAGTCAATATATAGAGCTCCGATAAATGCTTCAAAAATATCTTCCATAATTTTATAATTATTTCTACCATTTGCATCTTCTACTTGTTTGGAAATTATAGCAAATTTTGGGAAACCAATTTTTTCAGAAAGGTAGCCAAGCATTTTTCCATTGACAAGTTTTGTTCTGATTCTTGACATAAAACCTTCATTTTGATCAGGAAATCTTTCATATAAATAAGCAGCCACTATCATACCCAGAAGAGAATCACCAAGAAATTCAAGACGTTCGTATGACATTTCTTGCAATGGTAAACAGTCAGGTGGGCATTTTGTATTACCTGATGCAAAGTCTGCATTTTTCATAGTACAATATGATTTATGAACAAAAGCATTCCTATATAAATTGAGATTATTAAATTTTATATTTTCAAGACCATTATTATCAAATAATTTTTGCAAATTTTCTTCAGATAATAAAATATTTTTATTATTATATGGCATTTCCTCGGCATCAATTTCCTTTGTTTTGTTATGAATGTTGTTAATTTTATTCATATTGATAGTATATTTACACTATGATATATTCATTTTTTTATATATTTCATCTCTTTTTTTAATCTAAACATATATAAACAATACAAATTATTTTGAATATAATGATTTCGGGTGGCTTTGGACCTTCGTTAGTAGAAATTAAATCATTAGGTATTGGATTGTCTCACACCAGTAACATAGAAGAATTAGATCTTGCAGATGATGAATTTTTAGTAATAGGAGAACAGTATACACCAGATGGTGGAACAAGCAAGGATACTATCTATAATTTATTAGTGAACAAAGATGTAGTTGGTATTCATACTTCGAGAAGAAGAATAGATCCTCAATTAAATGAAAGCGTCAAAACATCATCGTTATATATTGGAAGTGATGTAATATGTGATGGTAACATTCTTGCAAAAAGTGTTCAAGTAAGTGATGTGAAATTCGACAATATTAATTCTAATTTACTCTCTGATTTATTTGATGTCGCTAATCAATTTACACCAAGTTTTTACAAAGGGGATTCGGTTATTAAAAAAACAGACGAAGGATATGATATAAGTGTTGATAATTTATATGTTCCTTCTATGATAACATTGGGGAATATAGGTGATACATATGGTAATGCAAATCCTTTAAATATAGCACAAACTGCGAATTATAACATTAAAAATGCACAGATTTCTATTAAAAACAAAATTTTGGAAGAAGATACTGATGAACCTGCTAATTTTAGAATAGGTATAATAGGAGATGCTGTAAATTCTCCTGCAGTTTTTTCAACAACCAATAAAATGCCAATAGCATTTCACGTTGGTATATCAAGTGAAGATATAAATATTTTATATTCTGAAAAACAGGTAGGTCCTAACTATAATCTGTTACCAGGTGCGTCACCGTCGTTGAATATTGATGCAAATGGAAATGTTGGGATTGGTGTAACTGAAACAAATTATATCGAATATAAAGAAAATTCAAATTTAACAAAATTGAAAGTAATAGGTAATGCAGAAATTGATAATATATTTACACATGATTATTATACCAAAACATCAAAACATTTAGATGATATATATGTAAGAAAATTAGGACTCACATTTGAAGCCAATCAAATTATTCCAGGAGAATTCGATGGCTCTGGGCCATTTTCCTTTTTATCTGATTTATATATTGGAAGTTCAAGTAATAATGTTACTTTAGAAGTAAATGATAAGTTAAACGTAATAGGTGATTTAAATGTTTCCAACAATACCATTATGCAAACTCTACATGTAGACAAAGAGGCTTATTTCAAAGATACTGCATTATTTGAACATAATTTACATATAAATAAAGATGCTATTATTGACAATAATTTATTAATTAATAGTGGTAGCATAATTGTCGATAATACACGAATTAATATATCAACGTTAAATCCTATAATGGTTGATGCAGAAATTGCTAATTCTATGAATATAAACGGTAGTAATGTCTTGATATATGCATCAAGTGATGTAATTAATCTTACATCTGGATCCAATATGGCTATTCCTGGAAGATTGGGGTGTGGTATTGAAAAAAGCGATACATATAATCATCAAATGAGTATTGTAAAAAGAAATTCATTGAGATATGAATTATCACTACTTGATATGACGACTGGAGAAGATGATACAGTAAGACCAGAAGTTCTTATAGGTCATCAAAATAATTTACCTGATATCAATTTTATAAAAGATAGAAGTTTAATTATTAATACAAGTGAAACATCGTCATTGCATAATATCTATTTTTATCCAGGTATAGATCAACAATATATTAAAAATACAATACCTGTTTTTTGTGTTCATCAAAATGGAACAATTGGTGTTAATACAAAAGAACCACGAAAAACTCTTGATGTAAGTGGTGATATTATATGTAATGATATATATGTTCAAAAAAATAATGAATCAAAAAAAGCACTATTTTTTATTTCGAGAAAGGCGGAATACGTAAAACTTGGTGATGTTACCAAAGATTTCTTTTATTTGTATGATTCTGAAGGAATTACAAAATATACAATCAATTTGGTAGAAAAAGGTAATAATACATTGAAAGGATTAAATGTTTCTGGTGGAATACATGCTGTAGATGGTGGATACTATGAAAGTAATAAAAAGGTATCAACAATCAAGTTAATTGATGAAAATAGCAATAAGTCATATATAAATAATAATATTGTTATAGGTGTTGCAAAACCAAGTAAACCAGATGCAAATATGTTTACAACCCCTTTAAGTATTCGTAATTTATCAAAAGAAAATTATAATGATTCTATATTAAGATTTTACAGAGGAAACAGACAAGGAGGTGCTTTAAATAGTGCAAAATATAGTGGAATAGATATATGTGATTATGATTCATACCGCGTTGATATATTAAATGATATTAATTACAACAAATGGTTTATGTACAAAAATCATACATATCAAATTAATGCAACTGATAAAACAGCTATGGTTGGTCCTTTGCAATTTGGTTACACAGATGGAACAATTCACCCAGAACATTATGGTATGACAATGTATTTTGATAAAAGTAAAGAAAGATATCACATAGATGTAAATAACCCTAATATATACACATCTACATATTATAATTTCCCTCAAAGTGCTATGTCTATTCACGGTGATTTAGATGTTCATGGTAATATTAATATAATAAATAAAGGTAATTCGGATTATAGATTCAAAATAGATGGAATTAATGTATCACCTGGTGCAATAGGAGAAACAACTGGTAATACATTAGATGAACAAAATAATTTTTCAGAAGCTACTAATGAAATAGTAATAACAGGAAGTAAAATAGCAGCATTTACGAATAATAAATCGATGTATATTGGTCATAAAACAGACGGGTATGGTAATTACATCAAAAATTCTCAATCAAGTATACCCTTGAGAGTATATCAAAATGATTCATCTGGAATATCAGGACAATTCATATCAGGAGATATATCAACGATTGAATTGTCCTCAATAGATATATTAAAAAATAATTATAATGGTGAAAAGAAAAGCTCTGTGAAATTAACATCATATAGTGATACGGAAAGTAAAAACAGTGTATTTAAAATAAGCCCATATGTTGTAAACTCTTCAGGGGATGAATTATACAAAGATGCTATATCTGTTTACAATAATGGTCTAACAAATCATGTTCACATTGGTTCTGAAAAAACTACCAATAATAAAGAATCTGAAAAAATAGGATTACATGTAGACAGTCATGTGGATTATTTATTACAATTGACGACAACGTCAGCAACACACCCTCCGACAATCAATTTGCATCATAAAGATGGGATAAATAATAGTTTCTGGATGTTGAAAGGACCTGATAATAGTGATACATTTAGAATTCAAAATAGTTATTCATTGGATTCGTATCTACCAAACTCAAATTTGATCAAAAATGTGATGGTGATGAATAGAAATAATGTTGGTATCAATGTAAATGATGCAGAGTATGCTTTACATGTTAAAAGTGAAACAGATAATAGTGTATCACACTTAACAAATGTTTATTCTGATGTATTGTTAAATGAAAAATATTCAGCAATGACAATAATTAATAGTAATTTGGAATATTCAAAAATAAATCATCAAGATGGTGTATATGTATATGATAACATAAGAGGAATATATAAATCTGGTATTTCTTATTATGTAGATAGTAATAATTTTCCACCAAGAGATATCAATAATGAAAAAATATACAATGATTTGATTTTGAGTTCAAATATTCTTATATACAAATCTATAATAAATAGTAATGAAATTTTATTACCAGTTGGTAATTCAGAAACAATAGGAATTTTGCAAACAAACGATAATATATTTGGTGATAATCAAAACATGGCTATATATGATGAAGTAGATAATATTATAAATATAAGTAATTTGATATCATATTTACCAGATGTATCAGATTATACTAATTACGATATTACCTTCAAAACAAGTAATTTAGAAAAAATAATTGAAATTGATGAACAAAAGTTTGTATATAATTTTATTACACTTAATTCAATATCAGGAGTTACAAATATAGCATTCAATGTTGATAAAACGATTGATGAAAATAATGACGTGCATTTTTTGAATACTGTAAATATTAATATTGGAGAAAGTGAATATAATGATAAATATATTATTGAAAATAATGAAACTATAATTATAAATTCGGTATCAAACTACATTACAACATCAAATATATTTAATAGAAATACTAATGATTTGTTTGATGTAGCAGTTGAGAATATTACCAAAAAAATAATGTATTACAGTGAGTTATCTGGCCCTTATAGTATTATTAATGATTTAGAAGAACAACATATAACATATACCAGTGATTTGATTAAGAATGGTGATAATTATAAATATACAATTAATAATACTGTAGATTTTTTAAAGAATGTTCCGGACGGATTATTTGCTGGATATACATTTGTTGATAACAAAACTTTAAAAAATATATCAAATGTGAATATTGTGGAGAATTTACAATTATTTAATAAACAGATATCTCTTGATATTGATTTAAATGATAATTATGTTGTATACGATTTTATTACAGATCAAAACATTGTAAATATAAATTTGGATATAAATACTGTCAAATATAATCCTCATTTTATTTTGAAAAATAATGTATATACACGTGGAAATGAAATACAATTTGGTAGATTAAATGAAATATATAGTAAAGATGGGGATATACAGATTATTTCAAAATCGAAAGATACTTTTGTAAAAGATGTAATGTTGAATATTACAAGCGAAGGAAACACTACAATTACTGGCGAATTAACTGTAAAAGAACATGCAATAATTAATAAAAATCTGTATACAAGTAATTTAATATTAAGAGGAGATATATATGATCGTCTTGGTAATAGTATGACATTTAATTACAGTGAAGATATGTATAATAAAGCTTTTGTAATGCAAACAAGTAACTATATATTATATACAAGTAATTATTTCATCAATTCTACATCAAATCTTGAATTTGTGTTACAGGGAGATCATACAACAAAAGGATTTACAATTAAAAAAGAAAACGAAAACTTAGGAGATTTTCAAAATTATGAAATATTTAATGTAATTGATGCCGGTGATATACCAGTTTTTACTATAAAAGATGGTGGATTTGTAGGAATAAAAACAGAATCAGACGATGCATATGATTTAAAGATACGCCATAATGCATTAATACCACATGTTATCAGTAGTAATATAGACTCGGATAATTACTATGGTAGCCTTATGCATGTAGGAAACGCAATTGTTTCGGGAAGCTATATAGGAGATGCATCGAGGGTATCTAATGTATTTTTAGCAGATAGATTAACAGACAATTTACCAGAAGGTTCAAGTAATCGTTATATAGTAAATAATCAATATATATGTGGTGAAGGTGAAATTGAAATAGTTGGTAATGTAGTTGTATCAGGAAGTTATGTTGGAGACGCATCAATGGTATCAAATGTAAATTTATTAGATAAAAACACAGATGAACTTATTGAAGGAACAAGTAATAGATATATTGTTGACGATGTCTATAATGTAGTTGGTGAAAGATTTATATTGAGGGGTGATGGCGAAATTAATGGTACTATGGTATTTAACGGCCCAACTATTTCAGTTGGAGAACAAAAGGCGCCTGCAATGATAATAGAAGGTCTATCTGCTGAAAAGAAAACATTGACTGTTTCAAGAAATAATAAATTAAATGATTATTTACACATATTTAATGTTTCAAATGATGAAGAAGAAAATATAATAGAAAAAGACATATTAAAAATAGACGGGGATGGCAAAGTAAAAATTGAAAAATCTGATGTAGATGAAAATGATTATACTTTAGACGTAGATGGTAAAGTATTTGCGCGTTATTTGACAATAGATGGAACTATTAAAGCCAGTAATCTTGAAGTATTAGGAGAAACAACAATAATCAATACAAATTCTTATACAACTGAAAACCTTGAAATAGTAACATCGGATGCATTGGTCCCCGCATTTTCTATAATAAAGATGAAAAGTGCTGAAAATCCAGATTCTACTAATATTCTATCAATTGTTACAAAAGTAGGTGAAAATATTGAGAATAGAATGATAATGGATTCTGATGGTAGTGTTAATTTTTACAATGGTAATATAACAGCAAAAAGTTTTACAGGTACTGGAACAAACTTACAAGATCTTTTTGTAAATTATGACTCTGATATGTTGAAAGAAGGAAAGGGAAGCAATTTATATTATACAAAAGAAAGATCAACAAATATATCAAATTATGTTCTTTCGAGTTCAAATGAAATTTTAAGAATTGGAAGAGTTTTAGATTCTAATGCATCAAATTATGTATTAAGAAGTTCTAATACAAACAGTCTTAATACAAAAATGACATCTAATCAAATTATGAATGAGGTAAAAATACAAGATAACAATACTTCTAATTATATAACTACCAGTTCTAATGAAATTTTGAGAATAGGTAGAATATTAGACGCTAATATATCAAATTATGTATTGTTCAGTTCAAATGAACTTAGTAGCACTCTAAGTGAATATATTGAAATTACTTCAAATGAAATTAGTTTGAATATTAGTAATGTAGATAATTTGATTAGAACTTATTATGATGAAAGATTGGATCTAATGTGGAATATAAATAATGATAGAATTAGTTATGGAAATATTAATGTATATACTGACAAGATTATAATAGACACAAATAGTGACACGGAAAATATAGTTGCCTGGTATAAATTAAAAGAAGACGCTGTAGATTATGGAATGTTGGGAAATAATTTACAAATAATTGGCACTAAAATAGGTAATTTATACTCACCAAATGGTGGTATCAAATTTAATAATGATATTTATTTGGTTTCTGATTTTAAAAGATTAAGCGAAGTTTATCAAGAAGGTTTGTCTGTATCTATAGCATTCCGTTTGGATGAATATACTATAAACGCAAGTGTTAATTCATTATTTGTTTTGAAAAATACTACAACTGGTAAATCATTATACGGTTTTATAATTAATAATTCTTTAAAAATACAATATACTGATTATGGTAGTTATATTGCTGAAATTTCATTAACGGATTATTTAATTAATGGTATAATACACATAGCTATAATAGTGCATCAATATAATTCATTCTTTGGTTTAAAACCTTTTTTCAATGGACAGCAAATACAAGAGGAAATTATTATAAATAGTATATTAAATTTTTATATCGGAGATAAATTGACAATTGGTGCAGATATTAGTAATGGCAATAAATTAACAAATGGAAAAATAAGTGATTTTAGATTTTATCAGTCTCTTTTGTCACAACAGGATATTCAAAATATAATAAATAATCTTGATAACAATCTTGCAAAAGTAGTTATTAATAGAGATCTAATCAATACTTCTAATATATTGGCGGATGATATCAATGATACTTCGAATTTCATTAAAAGGTTAGATTTTTCTGACTTAAAAACAATATTCGCATCAAATAAAATATTAATAGGTAATAATACAACAACCCCTACGACAGATACAAAATTAGATTGGAATGGAAGTAAATTAGATGTTAATGGTGATATCAATTTAGGAAATGGCAAAAATTTTAAAATAAATAATATAATCTTAGATTATTCACATTTAACAACTACTTTCAATACAGGTAGAATATTATTTGGACAGAATACATCAACGCCAAATTCAACCGATAATTTGTTCTGGGATAATACTAATAATAGAATAGGAATTGGAACAAATTCACCACAAGTTTCATTACATATTAACAAGACAGATGCACTTAAATTACCAAAAGGAACAGATGCACAAAGACCATCAACTGATACATCTGGTTTACATAAAGGTTATATAAGATATAATACTGAAAAGGAACAATTTGAAGGATTTGGTGCAGGTAATGCATGGGGATCACTTGGTGGTGTAATGAATATAGCACAAGATACATATATATCTGCAACAGAAGCAAAGGAGTTGAAGTTTTTTACAAATAACTTAGAAAGAATAAAAATTCAAAGTGATGGAAATATAGGGATAGGGAAAACACCGACGCATGCGTTAGATGTGAATGGTGATATAAATATAGCAAATGGTAAAAAATTCAAAATAAATGGTAATAATTTATCTTATAACGATCTGACAAACAAATTAACAGCAGGAACTAATATTATAATTGATGCAAATAATACTATTTCAGCAGCAAGCACAGATTTAAATGGAGTAGAACCATTAATAAATTTAGGAGGAACAGAATATGCTCTTGTTAATACTACAGGTGGTAAAGTGGGTGTTAATACTTTTGTTACTAAAGCCAGATTGGAAACATTAAAAGATATAAGTACAACTATAACTATACAGGC